AATACATCAATACCCATATTAATACTATCTGCACCTTTCTTTGCAGGTTTTACATTAAATCCTAATCTATGTATCTCTTCTATTGACTTCGGCTCTGCGGAGTCGGCTATAATCTCTGTCTGTCTTGTTATACCTAATTCCCTAAGTTTGTTTGCTATATCCTGATTAGTTAAACCTTTAGCGTATAACAATTCATTAATATATAAATCATCATTTAGTTTATATACTTCTGCTATTGCAGTAGGGTCATTAGAATAACCAAAGTCCATACCTAAAGCTATTAGCGTTGCTTCTGTTGGTATATTGTTACATATCTCAAATTGTCTAAATATAGTTTCAGTTGGAGCAGCCATAACCCCTAACCCATAAATTGTCCAATAATTACTGTCTAGCTTTTTTAATCTTTCTATTTCCTTTATTGTTTCATCAGGTAAAAAAGGATTATCTAAATATGTTGATTTAATAAAAGTGCAATCATCTCTATTCATTACATTATCATATATCCAACTATAAGGGTCTGAGGGGTTAAAATCTAAATATATTCTTTCTGTTGTTCTTAGTGTTAATTGTACCCAATCCTCAAAGCTAAACTCATTAGCTTCATTTAACCAAACATAGTTTCTTTTTCTACCTCTAACTTTAGCAGGTTGGTCAACTGAAATAAACTCTATTGTATTTCCATTTAGCTTATATGTAAGCTCTGACTTATTGTGGTTGTCAGGATTGTATAAATTGTGTGATTCTAATATATTAAAGAAATCTCTATATGCAGAAGATTTAAGAGCAGGTAATGTTTTTCTACAAATAGTATATACCTTTCCCTTTGATTGTAATGCTTTAAGTATTATTAATTGAGCTAAACTATATGTCTTACTACTTCTTGTTCCACCCTGATTAACTACAATTCTTGTACTTGCATTAAGATTCTTTTGTAGGACTACTGTTCCCTTTAGATTCAATGATTTCAATTTCAATCTTTTTTATATCTTCTTCATTAGAAGTTAGATTAATGTTTTGTCTTTGCACATATCCCCTTTTATGTCCTTTGTGTTGTAGATAGAATATAATACTTTTTTCTTTTTCGTTCTCTATATTCTTAAATAGCTTTGTTTCTACATAGTCTAATTTCACATTGTCTATTTCATCTACCTTTTTTCTAAACTCCTCATCTTCTTTATACCATTTATAGAAACTACTTCTACTTATGCCTGACCTATTACAAGCTGTTGATACTATACCCAAGCTATTCTCTAATGCTTGTAGTAATGTTTCTTTCTTAAGGTTGTGTTCTTTTTTGCCCATTTTATTAAATTTATTTTATAGTTACTTTATATCCTTTTGCCTTTAAATCTTCATATAATTTATTAGCTAACTTAATGTCTTTTTCTTTTACTGTTACTGTTGTTGGTTTATCTTCTTCTATTTTGTCTATGTTAAAACCAAGCTCTATATGTTTAAACCCCCAATCTAACAAATTGTCTATATCAAAGTTACATAGCATATCCATATCCCATTCTGCAGTATTCTTGTTTAGCCTTATGTTTAATTCCCTTTCATCTTCTTTAGATAGGTTTACTCTAACAACAGGTACAAGCTCTGCTCCTAACTCTCTCATAATTCGTAAGCGTTGATGTCCACCAACTACTGTATTATCTGAATTAATAATTATAGGATCAACTAAACCAAACTTTTCTAATGAGTTTTTTAAATCCTCATATTGTTTGTTAGTCATTCTTCTAGGGTTATACTCTGCAGGATTTAATTCTGCTATTTTAACTTTTTCTATTTTCATTAGTAGCTATGATTATGTTTATGTTTATTTAATTCTCTTAATTGATTATTAAATTGTTTATCTGTTTCTGCTTTTATATGACAAGCTCTACATAAAGCAATAAGGTTTTCTATTTGGTTTTTATGTCCTCTTGGATCACCCCCAAGACCACGACTATCAATGTGGTGGATATCAACTGCTTGTTTAGAACAATGCTCACACAGTATTACATCATCAATAACATAATCGTGAAAATCCATATATATTTTTACATATTTTTTCACCTTCCCTGTCCTTTGTATTTTTTATAATAATTCTGTGAGCTTTTTAATTTACTCATTTTACTTTTAGCATGTATTCCTTTTCTCTTTCTCCTTTTGTTTGGGGAAAATTTAAAACCTTTTTGTTTCATACTTTACAGCTTTTTTCATATACCTTTTTAAGGTTATCCATTATTTGTTTATTACAAGGGCTACAACTTTTCCACTGTGGATTTTGACCAAACACTCCATTATATAAAGTAGCTACTATAGTTTTTTCTTCTGCGTTTAGCCTTTGCCTTAATTCTATTCCTGGCACTACCTCATCATAAATCTTAATCTCATCTTCTGTAAATTGCCTAATATTTTTAAAGTTTGGAAACATTTGATTTAATTTTTTTCTTCGTTCCTCACAACCACAATCATCTCCTAATACTTTTTTAGCTAACTTATCTATTCCTGTTGCTTTGGTGAATTTCGCTATATCATCACCAATACCTTTACTTTTGTTTTTCATTTTTTAAAAAGTTTTTAATAAACCTAATTGACTTCCCTAATGTACTTCTATTTATCTTTGTTGCTTTACTCATTGTATTTAAACTGTAATTTTCTCTATAATATATCTTAAATACCTCTACATCAAACCAGCTTAAATGTTTTAACTTTTCATCTATCCATTGTAACCTATCTTCTTTTTCCTCTAACTGTTTCATCTTTTCTTTAGTCAAAGGTTCTTTAGTATAAATATAAAATTCTTTTAATTGTTTTTCGTTGTATTGCTTTCTATACTTTTTATGGTAAGGACTTGTGTTACTTTGATATTGATTTAACATTATTCTAACTATATAAAAAGTAAGTTGTTTTTTTTCTATTATTGTTTTAATCTTTTCCTGATCCGAATTATAAAGAGCTATAATTGTTTCGTGTAATAAGTCCTCATAATCAGGGTGTTTATTGCTAGTGATTCTCCTACTAATTTCTAGAAGTTTACTATAGCTATTCTCTAAATATATATTTAATTTTTGCACAACTCATTTAATAATGCAACCCCTGATTGTTTTAAAAAATTGTACTCCCACTTTCCTAAAGGGCTTATTTCTGTATATATTAATTGTGGGTTATATTTATCTTGTATAAACTCCATTTTATTTTGTATGTATTCATCTTCACTTTCTATCTTTTGTGTTTCTTTGTGTATAAATACATCAGTAGTAGATCCTCTATCTATATCAAATAAAAAATATCTAAAGTTTTCTCTACCGTCTTTTGTTCTAATATTCTTAAATGCTTCGTGTTTTTTTCTCATATCGTTTTTGTGTATTTAGTAAATATTTCTATAAATTCTTCTAGTGAATAACATACTACAGCTTTATATCCCCTTGCTGTTAAATTAGCTAACCATAGTTTCTGATCCTTGCTAGGTTTATTGTATTTAACTTTAAGCTCCACCATTAAACCGTTATGCTTTAAATTAGGTTCAAATATTAAAATGTCTGGTACGCCTTTTTTATAATGTTTCTTAACTAGAGCTTTTTGTTTGTAGTTTCCTTTACCTAAATAAACACCCCCTAATGTTGAAGTCCAAAGTATATGTGGATAGTAGTTTAAATAATCTACTATGCTATTATGTAAATCTTGTTCTTTCATTTAATTTGACTTTTTATATATTCCCAAGTTAAAGCTCCTAGTATAAAAACAAATACTATTAATATTACTAAACTTAAATTACTTATTTCTATCATTTTTCTGTATGTATAAATATATTTATTTGAAATACTAACAATAGTATATGGATTTCCCAATACTTTCTTATTTCATCTGGCTCAAAGTGTCTAACCCCAAGCAACAAACCATTTTTTATAAAACTTATAAATATCATTTTAAAATATTACTATCATACTATCGTGCATACCACACTTATTACTTACATATTCTCCTTTAGTATTATATCCACTAAATTTTAATCTACCTTTTATAAACCTAATTTCTTTTTTATTTGGTAATATATGTTCGTGAAATATTTTTGTACTTGTAGATACAGGTAATAACATTACACATAATTTACCTTTTTTACTTTCTTCTATAGCTTTTAAAATAAATGCTTCTTTTAATTTTCTACTATAAGGTGGATTAATAAAATTTGTAGATCCCCAATCTACTTGTAATCCACACCATTCCATATTGTGCATATAAGGACAAGGATCAAAATTAAAATTAAATTCTCTATTTAATTTATTATAAAAATCTTCAGGAGTTTTCCAATCGTCTTTATGTACTAAATTTCTATTTTTCATCTTTTCTTTCTGTATTTAATATAACCTGTTACTGTTTCATATTTCTCATACCCGCAGGAAGAACAGAGCCAAGAATAATATTTGTTTAATTGTGCTTGATCGTCTTTTATTCTATTCAAATATGCACTATCTAAAAAATCAGGCATATTATTTGCACTACTTCCTCTACTAAAATTCTTTTGATTTTTACACCACCTTTTGTATCGTAAATTAGTATTCCAAGTTTTCTCTAATTCCCAACGCTGTTTGCCTACATTATTTTCTTCAGTCCAGTAATCTACAAAGTCCTCTATATGCTCTTTAGGATCTAATTCTTTAATATCATTTAAAAATTTTTCTTTGCGTGTATATACTTTCTTATTTTTAATTCTTATTTCTTTATTATTATTAATAGAGTTTAAATTATTTAACATCTTGTTATTAAAATTTTTACAATCTAGTTCTTCAGTTTTTTCAATACTAGATGTTAAAAAATTTAAGATCTGGGAATGGTCTATCTTAAAATGCTTTTTAGCTGGTACACCTTTAAGCACTACCTTAATTATGCCCCATTTCTCAAGCACAGATAATGCTTGACGAATTTGATAATAACTTAAAGTTGTACTACAGCTAATGTCTTGTGTTACATTAAAAAAATAGCCCCCATTATTTTGAGAGCTATCTTTAAAGTATTCTTCTTTTTGTATAAGATCAGATAAAACCAAACTAGCGTCCACGCCTAAATTAACGAGAAGACACTTATTTAAAATTAAAAAAGGAGTAGAAGCTAGTATTGATTTTTTCATTTGCCTAAAATTATATAAAAATATTTTACATTTTATAAAATTTAATTATTAGTTATTAACAATAAATAGTTAAAAAGGCATTTCTACTGATTTCTTGTCTTTTAAAAATTCATCATACATAACAGTAAACTTCTCTACTTCATCTATTCCAATTTTACCACCTGCAGCTAATTCTATAGCTCCTTTAAAAGCTACACTAAATCTAATATCTTCTTTAGCGTCATTAGTATTATTTGAATAACTAGGCTTTGTAGAAGTGTTGTTAAACTTTGATTCACCCTTAAAAGCGATTTTAACAGTACCCTTAGAGCTTATTGTGTATTCTACCTCATCTCCTACCTGCTCATAGGTTTTGTCTTTCTTTTTGTACATTTTACCAATATCTCCATTTTCAAAGACAATAGTAAAAATAAACATATCATTAAATTTTTCTTGTTGTAAATTTAATTCAGTAATTTTTGATTTTTTAGTTTCCATTTTTTTAGTATTTAATTAATAATTCGTTAATATCAAGTTCGACTATTTCACATAATAACAAAAGCTCACTAACCTTAAAGCTAAAAGGTTGCTCTAATTTTGAGAGCATTGTCGGATAAGACAAATTTAGTTCTTTAGCTAGATGATTTTTTCTTACTTTGTTTTTCATCATTTCCAAGATCAAAGTATCTCTAACTTCATCTTGTTTTTTAAATTGTGTAAATTTCATAAACAATAAATTTTATGCAAGATAATAAAAATAACTTTATAAAAATAAAAAGATATTAACATTGTAATTGTTAATAAAGTATTAATTATTTATTTGTTTTATTAAAAATATTTTACATATATTTGTGTAAACAAAATCAATAAGTAATGAAAAAAGACATACAATTATTAGAAGAATACAAATCTATTCTTATGAATAGAATAAAAGACCTAGAAGAAGAACAAAAAAAATATCAGGATCAAGATAATTATACTCTTTATTCTAACATACAAAGTAGAATATTAGAGCTTCAAAGTCAATGGAATGAAGTACAAGGTTTAATTATAAAAAATATATAATATGGAATTAATAATATTTTTAACATTTGCACTAATAGTAAAAACTAGCGAATACGCTAATAAAAAAGGATATAGATAATGGAAAAACAAATAATAGATATATACTCAGATTGTTGTAATGCTCCAAGTAATTCTGACTCTCAAAGATGTTCAGAATGTGGAGAGATTTGCGAACCAATAAAACAAGAAAAATGAAAGTAACTATAGACGCTGATACTTTAGCCATAGCTTTAGCTCATAAAAAAGTAGAAAAAAAATATACTGATTTAAACATAGAATATACTGTAAATAACTATGATGAATTTAGGAGCTTTAAATATACTAAAGACGCACAAAAAGACTTTGATAAATACTACAAATATTTTTATAACATAATAATAGAAAATCAAAAGAAATGAATATTTTAAATGAAGCAAATAAAATTATAAATAAAAGATCTGAAGAAAAATCAAGACAATATGGTCCTTTTTCTGAAGGTATGGAAAGAGCAGCTAAAATATTTAATGGAATGACGGGCTTAAATTTAAAACCTGAACATGTATATAAAATGTTAATAGCATTAAAATTATCAAGAGAAAGTTATAATCATAAAGAAGATAATTTATTAGATGCTGTTGCGTATTTAGGAGCTTTAAATAACTATATAAATGAAAAAAGCAATATTAACAAAAATAAATAAAGAAAATATATCTAAATATGGAGGTCGTTATATACGTACTTTTTGGAAAGATATAAATACAAATGATACGTATTTATTTGATTGTTATTTAGATCATGCGTTTTCAAAAAGATTTTTTCCATATTTAAAAAAACAAACTATATTAGATAATCTAACTATAAAAACTAATAATAATCGTAAATACATTTGTGGTTACTCTAATTTTATTTACTGCGGAATAAAAAAACATACAGAAAATGAATAAATTTTTAAATGCAAATAAAGCTTTTCATCATTTATATGCTAGAATATTAAAGTTTGGCGTTGATTTTGATAATACAAAAACGTTATTTAATGTGGGTTTTGAAATAGAAAACCCAATGGATAATTATATTAAAAACTCTAATTATCTTAAACGTAATTGGAAGCAGGATTACGCTGAAGCTGAATGGCAATGGTATTTATCTAGTAATAGAAATATTAAAAAGCTAGGTGAATTATACGGTAAAGTACCTGAGATATGGAAACGTATGGCTGATAAAAATGGTGATGTTAATTCTAATTATGGTTGGCAGTGGAAACGTAACAGTCAACTAGATGAAGTAATATGCATGTTAAAAGAGAATCCTAAAACTCGACAAGCCGCAATAAGTATATATGACGCTAAAGAAATGCATATGTATAATAGTGATACCCCGTGTACTTATGCTGTGCAATTTACAATATTATATGATAAACTTAACATGTGTGTTACGATGCGTTCTAATGATCTCTGGTACGGTTTCTGCAACGATCAATATTGTTTTTCAAGATTACAATTATTAGTATCTAAAAAACTTAATATTGAAATTGGTACGTACTACCATTTTGCACATAATTTACATTTATATAATAATTTTATTAATAAATAAATATAATGAATTTTACAAAATTTGATAAAGCTTATATGAAAATGGCTATAGAGTGGTCTAAATTATCACATGCTTTAAATAAAAAAGTAGGCGCTTTATTAGTAAAAGAAAAAATGATTATATCAGATGGTTTTAATGGTATGCCAAGCATGATGGATAATAAATGCGAAAACAATAATAGTATTACTAAATGGGAAGTTTTACACGCAGAAGCGAATGCAATATTAAAATGTGCTAAAAGAGGTATTTCATGTAATAAAGCAACTTTATATATAACATTATCACCATGTAGACACTGCGCTAAGCTAATATTTCAAGCAGGAATAGCGCGTGTAGTATATTATGAAGCTTATAAAGATCTTGCTGGAATAGAATTTTTAAAAAATAGAAAATCAATAATTGTTCAACAAATAAATTTATAAATATGAAATTAGATCAATTTAATTTAATTAGAAAATGGGCTAAAGAAAAAGGTATATTTGATAAAGGAGATCCTAAAACACAATTTTTAAAACTACAAGAAGAAACAGGCGAGTTAGCTAAAGGTATATTAAAAAATGATATAAATGAAATTTCTGACGCTATAGGTGATTGTGTAATAGTATTAACTAATTTAAGTGAATTATGCGGATTGAAAATAGAAGATTGTATTAAAAACGCGTGGCATGAAATAGCAGACAGAAAAGGAAAAATGATTAATGGTACTTTTGTTAAAAATATAGAGTAGTTTCTTTTTTCATTACTTTGCTACTCTAGGTAGGGGCAATTATATTAGTAGGGATAACATTCTAATATTTTTGCCCTTATTTTTTATAGTTCCATTAGTAGATTTATAGGTAGCTTACCATTGTTTAAAACAACAGCACAACCAATAGCTGGTTTCTTTCCGTATTTAGCATAAGCCATAGCGTAACTTTCGTGATCTATACCGCAACCTACTTGCATACCAAAAACTCTAAAATTTTGCCCTACATAACTTTCACAGTAGGCTTGGGTGTGTAAATGACCTTGTACTGTATTTTGCATATCTGCTCTACATTTTGTTCTTGCTGTACCACCCTCACCATGTAAATATTGTACTCCGTCTTTTACATATCTTTCAACAAAATTCCAATTAGGTACTTCTAAAACTTCTTTATAGCTTTTTATCCATTTGCTTGGTATTGCTGATGTTTGAGCTTTACGCATAATCATTCTGTCGTGGTTTCCTATTATTACAGTTGCTTTAGGAAATTCTTTATACCACCTAGCTATACGCTTTATAGATAATTCAAGCTCATCTGCTCCACCCATTCCGTCTGCTGATGTTTCGTGATAACTTGAATAATGATTGTCTATTATATCACCAATAAAAACAACTTCTGTGCAATCAAATTGTTCATATTTAGAAACACAAAATTCTAGGTATTTGTCTAAACAAAAAGGCTCGTGTAAATCTCCAATAACAAGAACATTATTAACTACACCACCATTAGAAACACGCATTTCTTTAATAAGATCGTGTTCTGCTTTAGTTAATCTTAAACGATAATCTTTTTTAATATTATTTCTTTTTAAATTTCTCAACTGAACGACCACCAAAATAAGCTCCAATAACAGTTATTAGAGTTAATTGTAATAGGTCTGTCCATTTGTCTTCTACTTGAAAAGCTATACTACCACTATCAATAAATACAAGTAGCATAGTGCAAACTATTAGGAATATTAATACTAAAGGTCTTACGGATCTTGTAAGTATATTACCATTTGTATCTGCTTCCCAACGAGCAGTTATATTTTTCTCAACCTCTATTTTATAAGAGTTCATTATTTCTTTAATCTTTGCTTTAGCGTTTAGTTTTTCTTCTTTGTTTGTTATGACATTATCTAAAATCTCTCCAACTCCATCTATAACCTTTTCAGTTCCTAATATGTTTTTAAATATCCCCATAAATATCTTCGCTATTAATTAATGTATAAGTAAACTTGTTACCCCAAATTGCTTCTGCTTTATAACAAGCAAATATAAATTCTTCCCAATCGTCATTACTTGCTATTACTTGACACCCTGCAGACCATTTATCTACTTGACTAGATTTCTTTCCTTTTCTAGCTGTAGCTCTATGTATATTTATACCAAAAAAACCTGTTTGTGTATTGTCATCATCTAAATCATAACAACCGTCTTTGTTGTTATCTCTATATACCGTGACCTCACCCTCTCTTTGACATAAAGCGTCATAGTTTCCTCTATGCTTGTCTATTCTATATGCTTTGTATTGTCCTGGTTTCATACAAGCTACACCCTCTTTTCTCATTATATTTTCTACCCAATATCTACCTGGATCAGTAGTAGCGTCAAAACTATAAAATTGCCATTCTCCGTCTACTTTATAGGATAGTGTTATTTTATCATCAAACTTATTTGTAACCTCATCACCAGTAGCACTATTTCTAACACCTACTATGTTTAAATTATAATCGCCTTTTTCAAACCAATTATACCCTTTATCTTTTATTGTTTCTTCTATAAGTTCTCTTGTGAGTTTCATTATTCAAATTTACTAATTATTATACTATCTATTTTTGCTTGTACTTCTTTCTTTTTAACATTTAGTTGAAAAAGTAAGTTACCTGTAAATCGGCATACTTCTTGAGAATTGTTAATAACTACTAATGTTGGCAAGACCTCAATGTTGTATTTTTCTTGTAGTGTTGTACAAATTCCAATATCTGCCTTAACAGTATTGCAATCTTCCAAGTCTTTTAAAAAACTACAAGAGTTTTTATCGTTCCACGCAGCCCAAAATTCTATTACTAATATGCCATTAGTTTTAAGGTATTTATTTAAAGCTCCCTCACTTGTTATAGTATTTTGGCTTATGGCAACTTGCCCTACCAACAATAGTAGTATGTATTTTAGAAATCTCATTTTAATTCGTAAACCCTCTCCTCTATCTTCTCTACTTGGTTTTCTATTTTGTTTAGCTTGTCAGCGTTTGACATAACAGTCTTACTAATTAATTCTAGCTTTAAATCTAACTCAGACCTAGATATTTCTGATTCTGGCAGACGCTTAGCTAATTCTATTTCATTACTTAAGACCCAATATTGTCCTACTAGACTACTAACTAAAACAACTATAGCTATAATTGTTTTAAGATTCAGTTGAAAAGAGGTATTTTCAGAGATTTCTGTAGCCATTTGTTTACTTATTACAAGATTTATCAGCTAGACCTTGACCTATAATTAGAGCTACACCAACAACCAAAAGGCTATTCATTTTTGTTTCACTAATTCCTAAATCTTGAGAAAACATTATAACCATTAGTATA